CCATTATCCCAAACCCACTCCTTTCCTTCCATAATACCTTGAACGAAAGCACCTGGTGCGGATGGATCCGCTACAATATCAGCCGCTGTGGCTAGATAATAGTCATCTTGCACCACATTGACACCGTTCACTTCTTTAAGTGAGCCCATGCCACGTGATGATACACCTAGTTGTGCACCGCCTTCCATTAAAGAACGAGCGATTTTACCCATAGGTGTTTCAAGAATTTTTGCTTTACCAACCCATTGATTGCCTTCTTGCTTTAGATTGGTAATAAGATGTGATACACGATCTAAATTGATTGTTGGGGAATCTGGGTGACCAAGTTCACCGAATGCGCGATTCTTTGTAACGTATTCTTCGTTATAACGATCAACTTCTTTTTTAAGTGTATCAGTCTTATACATGCGACCGTTCTTGTTTTTCATTTCTGCAACAAGAAATGGACCTGAGATGTATAATGACTTCACACCATTTTTTTCTTCCGTGATCACTTGAACATCATTTATTGCTTCGGTAATTAACTTCATTTTTATAGCCCCAATGATGCGCGTCGACGTAACGAACGCTTTCTTTTGATTAATGCACGTGCCATTTTTGCTCTGCGCTTTACTTTACCTTTACGTTGCGCAATGCGGCGACGTAATCTTTCTGCTGATGACATGCGTGTTAACTTGCCACCGCGAATTGTGTAACCTTTGACTGCTGAAACAACTTTGCGGCGTTGTACTTTGCCACCACGCACACGCGCACGAACGAGTTTCTTTCGTCCCATGCGTTGAACATTGGCTTCAGCAATAATTTCTCTGACAACTTCAGATACTGTTCTCATTTGCCACCAATCGTGTATTCGACTTTACTTAAAGCAAAATGTGCTGCTTTCTCAAAGCCTTTTGGAGTTTTGAGCATTTCAGCAAACTTCTTTTTATTCTCATCATTCAATGCGCCATGAACCAAATGAATGGCTTTGGCAGCACCATGACTGACTTTTAATTTTGAACCATCAGCAAACTTCATGTGTTTTGCTAATGCTTTTGGTGATTCTTGTGAAGCATACGCTGCAACTTGTTCAAGGCTTTCCATTAAATCAGTTTCTTCTGATTGAACACCAGGAATCGTGACTGGCTTGCCAACTTCACCTGGAGTATATGGAATTGTAAACACCAATCCTAGTTTATCGTTTGTATACAATGCCACACGACGACCATCTGGGAAAATGCGAATTCCTTTGCGGCGCAATACCAACATTGGTCCTGGTTGAATTTCATCTTGTAATGCTTCGCTAATTTGTTCAACATCAGTGATATCAATGTCAACTGAGTTGTTGAGTTTAGCCATTGAACCACCGATTTGTTTTAATTTTTGAAGTGTATTACGAAATTGATTCATTGGTGCATCAAGAATATCAGTTGGAACAGCAGAGGACAATTTTAAATAGTTTGATCGAGCATTTGGTGAAACTTTATTTAAAAGTTGACTTGAAGACATGTTTGGATTTTTTGCAGCATGCGCTTGATACAAGTTGTGTCCTGCAACTGCAGCTGCAACGTTGAGATCTTTCAATCCCAACGCAGTTTTTGCTGCCATCACCTTTGATCTGATATCGCTATCAGGCTTCTTGGCTGGCTTCTTCGGTTGAGGTTGCGTTTGATCCATTGGCATCTTCGCTTCCGTCAACTTCTGTTTGAATTCCTTCAACTTCATTTGTTACTTCTTCTTGTCCAAGTAAATTTGATGCAATTTCTACTTTCTTAACTTCAAGTGCATCACTAACCTTATTTGCAATTGCGTTATTGAATGCATTTAAAAATGCTTCTTTATCACCAGCAATTGCAGCTGTCACAGCGTCCACTGAAAATCCTTGATCTTGCATAAAAAACTCCAATTAATTATTTAGTAATTTGTGCGTTAAACACAGAGTTGATATCATTTGCCTGCGCCTGTGCCTTTTCTTGACCAACAGTCATTGGTGTTGGTGCACCTTGTGGCTGTAGATCAGGTTCTTCTGGCGCATCAGCTTGTTCTTGAGCCAACTCTTGATCCATGCGCTCAATACCTTCTTCATCAAAGTGAAGAACATGTTTCTTGACCCAACCTTTGGAGAAATAAGTTCCAACATATGGATCAATTTGTTGCATGAGTGTTAAACGAGCAGCCATAAGTTCTGCTTCCTTTAACTCCATGAAATTATTATCTTTCAAGAAATCGTAATGAATCTTTTCTTTTAGAACCTGCCATTCGTCAACAGAACAAATTCCTTTGAGAGCCAATTGACGTTCCATCAATTCATCAAATAGAATTGTAAATTTAGAACGCAAGCGATCAATAAACTTACTAAACTTTAATTCATCGCGTGTAATTTCTGTTGAACGTCCAAGTGTAAATCCTGTTTGCGATTCCAAACGAGACACTGGAACATTAAGTGACTTGTAGAGTTTTTGTTCGAAGTAACGAACATCAGCTAACTCACCAAGATTTTGTCCAGATGGTAGCGTTGTAATTTCTGTTGACTTTCCTTCACCACGACGTGGAATCCAAAAGTCTTCCATCATTGACATGAACTTACGATCGTCTTTGACTTCGCCAGTGGCTGAATCATACACAACTTTATTGCGAAACTTTGTCATGATGTCGCGCAAGTATTGTTCTGATTTGACTTTAGGCATGTTACCAACGTCAATGTAGAACACACGACGTTCTGGTGCACGTGACAATCTATAAATCACAACAGCGTCCTCAACCATTCGGAGCTGGTTGAGGGGCTTTATCGCTTTGTGAAGGTACGATAGAACTAATTGTCTTTTTGGATCCATCAATCCAGAATTGACATTTACGATTGCATCAGTTGCAATCTTCAATCCTGAATCTGTTGGAGATGTAATTAATGATTGACCTTGCGACAATGCTTTTTCATTGTACACATAAAATTCTTGCACGCCAGAGGTAACTTCTACACCAGTGCGTGGATCTTTTTTCTTGATAATGCTACGAACTTTGCGAATCTTTCTTGGATCAAGATAAAGCAATTCTTGAATGCCAAGTTTTGGTTGTTTTTCGTCGATTAATACTTGATAGAATAAACGACCGTCGATGTACCAGTTACGGAAGATATCAGATCCGCCATTTGAGAAATCAAGCATGCGAAGAACATTTTGAAATTCATCGCGAATCATTTCTTTAATATTGTCTGGTTGTTCTAAATCATCAAGGAGAATGGTGACAGACTTACCAGTAATATCGTGAACTATTGATTCATTGACAATATCATCAATTGCTGATTCAAGTTCTGGTTGCATCGCCATCTCACGATAACGAGAGATGAGATCATTTTCGTTTTTGAAACTGGCTTCAAGATCAAGATATGTGCCGAAGTACCCACCACTGGTTACTGTAATTGCACCGTCATCGTTTACTGGAGCAGCAACTTGAGGTTGTAATTGTACAGGTGCACCTTCAGGTGTTTTTCGAACGATCTGAAAACCGAATAGATTTATAGCCATGAATTCTCCATCATAAAGAAGAGTGGGGGAAATTTCCCCCACTCATTGCACTATTAGAATAGTGATTCAATTGGATTTCTTAAAGAGCTAGTCGTGCCACGATCAGTTGATTCCCAGTATTGATATGCAAAGTTTACTGTGAATTCTTCGATTGTGTCATTTGAACCCCAATCAAGATCAATTTGAGAAATATCTGTTGGAAACATACCAACAAATTTATATTGACCACCACTAATTTTTTGACCTTGCTTGTTATAATGAGTTACGATTGCATCAACACCATATTGCTGTGACGTTCTTGCTACAGCAGCACGAACATTATTCACATTATCGTTGATTCCACGAACCCATGATTCCATTGCTTTACGAATTGCAAAGTCTTCGTCATTGATTACTGTTACTGACCAATCAGCAAAAGTGCGATTTCCAGCAACCTTTACTTCACGACCGAAGTAAGGGATTGTTACCATGCCTAGTGTAGATCCAGGGAGCGCAGCTGTTTTCACCATGAATGTTGATTTAACTGCAGCAACTGATCTTCCTTGCACGTAGGATGGGAAACTTAATTGCACTTCAAACAGATTAGGACGTGCACCGTCAAACTGTAACTGAGTACGAAATTGATTAACATTAAAAGCCATTGTTTTCTCCTGACTTTATCCTAGTCTATTTATTAGAAGCGACCAACGATTTCGTCGAAGGCTACACCAGTGCGAACAGCAACAAAGTTCAACTGGATAAAGTTGATTGACTTGGCTGGCTTAATGTAGATATCGCCGATGAACTCATTGCGATCAACAACTTCTGGAGTATTGTTTGTTTCGTCACAAACAACACGGAAGTCATAGATACCGCGACGACCCTGTACAAGACGTAGGAATGGTTCAACTAGATTTACGAATTGTGCTCTCGTAAACTCATCATTGAACTCGAACAACTGAGCCTTGGCAGCACGAGCGATTGCTTTCTCAAGAACGATAAACAAGCGACGTACATTGATGCGATCAAAGGCACTTGGCTTGCTCAACATTGTCTTATCACCAAAGAGAACAGTTCCTTCTCCTGGGAATGAGACAACTGGATTTACACCAGCCTTATAAAGTGTATCGCGCTGTGCTTGATTTGGATTAAATGCAAGTTTAATCACGTTCTTGATTTGACCGCGATTAAATCCAGCTGGTGAGAACCATGGATCACGATCTGTATCAGTGCGTGCGCAGAGACCAGCAATGTCACCATTCAGTGGAACCCAACGATAAGTGTCGTTATACTTGTCATATTGATACTTCCAGCCACTATCCATTACTGCGAATGAGTTGGATACGTTGCTGAGAGCATTGTTACGGAAGTTGACAACAGCGCTAACTGGATCAGCAGCCTGAACATTTGCAAGAGCAGGTGACACAAATGCCACACAGTCACGGCGACCACCAGCAAGAGTAATCACATTTGCAGAAACTGTTGCGCTTCCACCACCTGCCATTACGAGACTAATGTCTACGTTGTCGGAGGAAGAGAATTGCGCATAAGCAGTTTGAACGTTGCCATCAGTTGGCGTGCCGTCAGCACCAGAAACAAGAGAGATACCATTGTTCGTTGATACTGATCCAACAGCGAAGGTGTGAGTTGCATTAGCGTCAACACCCCATGTTGAAGATGCAGTATTCATTACATACACATATCTGGAGTTATTGAAGATAACATCGCGGTAGAATAATGTTGCGCCATTTTCATCTTTTGCGTTCGTTGCTTTTGATAGATTTGCAAAACGCTCAATAACTGTGTTTGGTGTTCCAGAGAACAATCCATCTTCGTCTACCACCACAACATGGAGCTCATCGTTTGCAGTTGTTGCAACAGCAGGGAATTTAGAAGCGACATAGTTTGACGTTCCAGGAGCACGATCAAAGTATGGTGCATATGACCAGGTCGCGAAGGCATCGGTATTACCGCACCATGCAACTTTCAATGAATTACCTAATGCGCCAACATAACGTGCAGCGAAAGCAGTATCACCGAAGGTTGTTGCGGCAGGATAGTACGTTGCAAAGTAGTGATCTTCGTTGCGAATGTGCAAAGAAATTGCAGCATTTGCTACGTTTGCAACAGCTGTTGCAAGTGAAGCACTATCAGAACGTGAAACATATAGTGCATTACTATATGCAAGGAAGTTAGCTGCTGTGAAGAAAGTGAGTGCAGTAGTTGAATCTGGTTTGCCAAACACTTGCACGAGTTCATCTTCTGATGATACAAGGCGAGCAACGTCGATTGGACCCCACTGAAACGCGCCAGCGACCGCGCCAGTGGATGTGGAAACTGATGGGACAACTGTTGTTGCGTCAATTTCAGATACATTCACGCCTGGAGATACTTGAAAAGCCATGTTTTTGCTCCTGTTAAATGGAGATTAAGAAATCTACCGTTTATTTAGTATTTTGATATTTTTAACGCTCGACTGGTCTCCAATAAGCGCCATCTGACACAAAACCACCATCATTCGAATCTACATCTACATGCCCACCTAAAAAGGTTGGCAGTTGTTCCTCTTCAATCTGTTTCATTTGTTCTTCATGGAGTCTTGCTCGAACATCTGTGTTTGTTAAATCTGAGAAAAATTGCTGATTGGTCATCCAAGAGAACAAAACTAGAGTCATAACAAGATCATCATGACTTCCCTCTTCAGCTTCAAAACTGGTCCCATGTGCAATGAAAGTGGATAGTTCGGAGATTGTTTCGAAATCTTGTATAATCAATTTTTGACTTTCAATCAAATTTTTCATTAACGAACAACCAAGACGCTTAACTGATTTAGTCGTTCGAATTCCTCGATAGGATTTATTTCCATATCCCCATGTGACTGCAATTTTTCCTTTAATATCAACTGTTGACAATATATTTTCATATTCGTAGTCTTCAAAAAGAGAATCAACAACCTGTTGACCATTGTCATTGATTTCTACGAGAACATAGGCTTGATTGTAATAGTCTCCGATTCGTTTAATGATAGACGGATAAACGAGAGGACTGATGTTGTTATCTTTATAAGTGCAAACCTGTCGATACGGGAGTTCAGTCGTATCAATTACACTAAATGCTGAATAATCTAATCCCTTTCCTCGTGATGTATCCGCAACAATCATATAAGTTCGATTTGGTTCGGGTGGTTTATAGATCTTAATTCCATTATCAGATAGATGAATAGGTTTGACAAAGGCGAGAGATTTGAGTGCAGCTGCAGAAAGAAGAGTTCCAGAAGAACCCATAAACTCGCATTCCATTTCTTGCAAGAACTTCTGTTCACCAAGAACACGGCGCTGCTCATCTGCCCATTGTTGTGTTCTGCCTGGAACCTGACGCCAGTTTGCCTCAACATGAGTAAATCCATTTAATCCTTCTACTGCCTCAGTCCACATACGATAAAAGTGATTCATACCATTCGGCGTTGAAGAAATGAGAATCTTTGATGTTGTACCAGAAGAAATTGTTGGATAGACAGAGGTGAAAAATTCCTCAGCAATGTTGCTTGGTACGAACGCAAACTCGTCAAGATATAGAAGCGAGATCGAGAAACCACGGATCGCACTTGATGCAGTAGAGTTAGCAAGCACACGGCATCCGTTTTCTAATTCAATGTCACCCTTGTTCCATACCTTAACGCCCTGTTGAATCCACATTGGCAATGCTTCGTATGCCAATTTAATACGAGCAAGAATTTCTCTTGAGGTGCTTGCCTTGTTTGCAAGAATCGCGACGGTCTTATCTTGATTGAAAAGAATATACCAAAGAATGTAGCCAACAATGATTGTAGTCTTACCAACCTGACGACCAGCCTTTACGATTACACGGCGATTGTTGTTGATGTCATTAACTACGTTTTTTTGAAATGGGTATAAAGATATTTGCACAAAACCTTTATCAAGTGTGATGATCTTGACATAGTTCTCAATAAAGTATTCTGGATTTTGTGCACACTTAACATACTCA